GCGCGCCCGCGCGCCCGCGGGGGGGGGGTTATCCCTATGAGATGCTGCGGCTGCTGGCACGGGAGCTTTTCGAAGCATGGCGCAGGGCGCAGCACGGCATCACCGAGGAGCGTGCGGAGCGAGTGGTCCTTGCCGTGGAGCTGTATGCGCGGGGTTACCGCGATCAGATACTACCGGACCGGAGCGGCTGGCGCGTGGACATGGTACGTGACCGGATGAAAACGTACTTTGACGCAATCAGCGAGACGCTCGGACGCGACGCGAAAGATTTCGCGTTTTTCTACGATACGGAGCGACTCTTGGCGCTCGGCGACCTGTGGGAGAGTCGCTGGCACGATGCACACAAGGATGAGTGGCCGATATAAGAGAAGACAGGAGCGGGCGAAAGCCCGCTCTTTGTCAAATACGACGGCAAGTGCTATACTACTACCGGCAGTTCTGCGCGACGGTAGCGCGCATCGGGGTTGTTACTAACGCGTTACTGATTTGTTACTAATTAAGGGCTATTGCAAGAGATTTTCACGACGTATCAGATTGAAAAGCCTTGAAAATGCAAGGGCTTGGCGGTCTATGACATGCGCGAAAATCATGCTATGATAAAAATACAAAGGGCGAAAACCGTTGATTTAACACGGTTTTCGCCCTTTTTTGTTACTAATTTGTTATGAGTTCAATATTCGCGCGAAGCTCTTCAAGGGTTTTGTGCGTGTATACGCGCTCTCCGGTATTTCCGGATTTGTGCCCCATGAGGCGGTCAATGCAGACCCGGTTTGCTCCGGCGGAGTCGAGCCGGGACCGGAATGTGTGTCGGCACTCATGAGGGACGTGCTGCATGCCGGTGTCCTGCATGATGCGCCCCCACACCGAGTAGTACACCGACACGTGCATTTTGTGGCCGTTATACTCAAAAAGATATCCGCTCTTCGATGCCGCAGCGCGTGCTTCTACAATGCTCAGTATTTTCGAGTGTATCGGGACAACGCGGTTTTTACCGGAGGCAGTTTTTACTCCGCCGGTCATGGTCTTCTGCTCAAAATCCACATCCTCAACCCTCATGCCGAGCGCCTCTGATATGCGGAATCCGGTATAGAGGAGAAAGAGCACCAAGTCAACCCACGGCTCATCTCTATGTGCCCAAAGCCGTGCCACTTCGTCATCGGTGAAAATCGTCCGAGATGTGTCCGGCACGGACTCGGACTCCAGCAGCGTCGAGTATTGCTTGCCTACGATATCCAGCTCAAGCGCGAGAGCGTCAAGGTGCTTCCAGAGAGTCTTAATCGCGCCTTGCGTGGCGTATCCACGACCGCAGCCGTCAATGCAGTCCTGCATGTCATAGGCCTTAATCTGGCAGTACGGTGTGCTGTAGAGCCTCGCGCAGTGCTTAAATGCGCTTTCCATCGCCCGCTGACTACTGCGGCCCATTTTTGGTGCTTTCTTTTCACGCCACAGGTTGAAGAGCTCTTGCAGCGTGATCTTGCTCCGGTCGATGTCCCAGGGAGCGGCGTTATATGTAGCGAGCAGCATAAGCGCCTCTTCTCTGGTAGCTGCATAGCCAATCGGCTTTTGTCTGCCGGACTTCCCTTCTTTCGCGACCCATGGCTTCCGGCGATTTCCGGAAAGCCGGGTGACAGTCCCGTAGCCATTTGGATTTTTCATCTCACATCACTCTGGAAAGCGATTGCTTTCCCCAAGATATGCACATGATCCAGCTTTTCGCCGGTGTATACCATGGTAGGGTACTTGGGGTTCTCCGCGAGTAGCCGCAGCTCCTGCGCCGTCTCGTCGTAGTACACGCGCTTCAAGGTCGCCTCGTCGTCTATCGCCACGGCATAAATCTGGCCGTTGACCAGCTCCGCGTCTTTCTGAATAAAGACGATGTCGCCGTCCATGATGCGCGCGCCGGTCATACTATCCCCACGCGCTTTCAGGCAAAAGTCCGCTTTTATGTCCGTCCCTGCTGCAATGTAGCTTTCACGCCCTTCGTTGCAGAAAATCGGCTCGCCGCACGCGATTTCACCGAGGAGCGGGATGCGCTTTCGCTGCAGCGGGAAGATGTTTGGGTAGGGTGGGATGGAGGACTCTTGCCACTCATCTACAAGCACTGATTTTTCCACGCCAAAATAATCCGCGAGTTTTTGCACTCTTCCCATGCGCGGTATCGAGCGCCCAATCGCCCACGTGTTTACCACCTGCTGCGACTCGCCGATTGCCTCGGCGAGTTCCTTTTGCGTCTTGCCGCTCTCTTCTAGCAGGCGGCGAAGATTCTTTGAAAAAATCCTCTTCTGTGCTTCGTCTGACATGACTCCTCCTCCGAACTCCTTCTACACAGATACTACCCCGAAAACAACTAAAAATCAATCTCAATACAACTTTTTTTAGATTTTGATTGACAACAACTTTAAGTTGATTTATCATGGGTACAAGCAAGGGGGAGCGACGGGCTCCTCGGAAAGGAGGAAGGATGAGGGATATTAAAATCTCGCTGGCGGCGGCGCGCGTGAACGCCCACCTCACACAGCGCGAGGTGGCCAAAAGGCTGGGAGTGACCACGAACACCATCGTGGCTTGGGAGAAAAACCGCCGGGAGCCAAGCGTTACGCAGGCCAAGGTGCTGGCAGAGACTTACGGAATGCCATTTGACAGCATTATTTTTTTTTAGGGCATCGAACAACTTAGAGTTGATTAATGAAGGGACTGAGTGAAAGAGCAGGGCATCCTGCCGATGATGGAACGTAGCGAGGTCGCACAGGAAGAAAGGAGACGAAATCATGAAATGCACGCTACAGGACCTGATTGAAAGAATTCTTAAGCTCGCAGAAATGAGCGAGAGCCACATGCTAAAGCTAGATGCCTGGCGGACTGGACTCTGCACGAATGAAGCTTGCGGTATGGCTGCCGTCCTGAATCTTCTGGGGGTTGACATCCTCTGTGATGACCACTGCGTTGACTACACAGGTGGCGGCTACCGGAGAATCAACTATTTATTCGTTGATGGAGTAATGCTCATTAACCGCACTGTAATCGACTGGAAAGCCTATGCAGATGCAGCGAAAGAGCACCACTGGGGCAGCAAGGAACTCACGATCATTGATAGAAGGGCGGAATGATGGCACGACACATATCAAAGTTCCGCTACACAGACGAAGAGGGTAGACACTACCTCGAGTACATCATTGATTTCGGGCTTTTTGGATGGGCGTGCTCGTTTGTGTTTAGAAAACGCACGCTGGGCGAAAGACCGAAAGAGATCCGCGGCTGGACGCGCATCGTCGTCGAGACAGACGAAGAAAACCCGACGCCCATCGCGACCATCACGGAAGACAACATCGAGATGGCTGACGGGTATCGGGTTCGGGAAAGACCAGACTATGGCTGCTAATGTTCCGTGTCCTTAGGCGGGCAAGGGTCGTTGATTAAGAAAGGGGTGACTAAATGCTGCATCACTACATCACGAAGTACTGGGACGTAGATGAGAACGCGCTCTATGTGGAGGCATGGCTACAGCTCAACATCTTTGGCTACTGCTTTTGCTTCTCCAGGAGAAAGAAAAAAATCACCGCCGAAGCATTGCACCTCGGCGATGATCCGGAAGAGGACTAATTACTTAGTCCAGCCGCGTTTTGGCTTCTGCGTCGGCGGAAGCTTGTCGCCGGGGTCGATTTTAACCGTGCGACCGTTGCTGACTTTTCCGCCACGGGGTCCGACTTCGTGATAGGTTCCCGCGGGTTGGTTGTCAGTACCCGGCTTGATTGGCTTTTTAGGCATCATTATCATCTCCTCTCTACAGACTCGGGCACGGCAATGCCCTGTAAGGACAGTATAGGGGAGAGGGATTTAGGAGAAAAGGAGAGAAAGAATGCAGGAACTGAAAATCTTTGAGAGCACAGAGTTTGGAGAAGTCCGGACAGTGGAGCTCGACGGCAAGCCCTACTTCGCCGGAACAGACGTTGCGCGGGCGCTTGGCTACAGCAATCCTTGGGACGCGGTAGCGCGGCATTGCAAGGGCATCGTGAAACGCGAGGGGGTCTCCGAGACGACCAACCAGCACGGGACGACCACCAGGCAGACCACACAAATGAGCTTTATCCCCGAGGGCGATGTTTACCGTCTGATCGTCAGCAGCAAGCTTCCGTCGGCGGAGAGATTCGAGCGCTGGGTCTTCGATGAGGTTCTTCCGACTATCCGGAGACACGGTCTTTATGCGATTGACGACATTATCGCAAATCCGGATCTCGGCATCCAGGCATTGATGGCGCTCAAGGCAGAGCGCGAGGCAAGAAAAGCGCTCGAGGTCGATAACAAAATCAAGGACCAGCAGATTGCAGAGCTTAAGCCGAAGGCAAGTTACTACGACCTGATTCTCCAGTGCTCCGGGCTTTTATCCGTCACGGAGATCGCCAAGGATTACGGTCTGAGTGCAAAGGCTCTTAACAAAATGCTGCATGACCTCGGCGTGCAGTTCAGTCAGTCCGGAGTGTGGTTCCTTTACTCGAAATACCAGAGCTGCGGTTACACACAGACCAAGACGCAGAACTATAACCGCCCGGACGGCACACAGGGAGCGCGGGTCCACACGTACTGGACACAAAAAGGCCGGCTTTTCCTCTACGATTTGCTGAAGCGGAGAGGCGTGCTGCCGATGATCGAGAGAGCGGAGGCGGCGTAAAGATGGACATAGAAAAAGTACGCGCGGATGTCGAGCGGCTCGATTCGCTGGTGACCGAGCTCCAGATGTGTCAGGCATGGGCAGACTCCGGCTTGCGCGATCTGGAGGCCGGAAAGTCCGAAATCCCGGCCGCGACTCGCGCCGCGACGCATATCGCTCAGGCAGTGAAGGCTTGCAAAGAATTCAGCAACTATTTCGAGAAGAAGGTAGGCATGAGCCTGTCAGAAGAGAAGGAGGTACAGCATGAGGGATGAGTTTCGGTGCAAGATGCGCGAGGATATTGACCTGCTGGGGAGTCTGATTGACGCGCTCGACGGCCTGCATGAGCAGGCGGAGGCAGAGTTCGACAGCATAGAGCAGGCAGAGGAGGAAGGCCTCGAGCTTTTCCCCATGATGGGTGTCGGGCGGTGCATCAGCAGCGCACGCACGAAGTGCTTGGCCTTTGACGCGTATTTCGAGGAAAAGTACGGCAAGGAGAAGGCCGATGGCGGAGCAGAGGAAGCGGAATGAAGCCCGCGGTGGTGAAGTGGCTGGCTAAAAGGATCCGCGAAGAGATGAAACAGATCGATTTTATACAGCAGGATGTAACGACAGTGGACGACGACGGCGAGGTCACAGAGCTGATAATGAGCAGCTTAGATGAGGCATACACTGGGCTTGCTATGGCAGTGGACGACCTCTGTGCATATCTGGGAGTGGAAACGGAGGGCAAAGATGAGTAAGAGACCGATTCCGGAGCAGCTCGAAATCATTGAGATGTGCATCAGGGCCATTTGGAAAGCGCTCGATGACGACCTCGATTGTAGCGGCGCTACGGATTATCTTGACCGCGCGGCGGACGAATTAGCCTCCGCTCGCCAAGCATATGAGGAGGCATACTCATGAGCAACACAACTTTATTGCTTGAAGCCTCGGCGCTGATCAAGGACGCGACGGACCGACTGGACAAGACAGACCTCAGCGGGCTCAGCGCAATGGATGTTTTTTATACAGCGATGACACGCTATTGGCTGGCAAGCGCACACGCGCAGCTTGAGAGTTTGCTGCACAAGCTCCCCGGGGGAGAGACATGAAGCAGTACCGGTACTACACGATGCGGCAGCGGCCGTGGTCAATCCCGTGCGGAGGCCTTCGGAGTATCTGCGACTACCGCAGACGGCGCGAGGTCAAAACGGATTTAGGGCGGACGCACGCATGGGGCTATGCGCAGTATGACAGGCAGCTGACCTTAGAGGAGATACAGAGCTACGAGCTCGCATATGGAAGAGAGGTAGAGGAATGACTGATACAGCAATGGGACAGGTAACGAAGGCAGGAGAGGGCTTTATCCGCGTGATGAAGGCAGACAGAGAGCAGAAGCTGCAGCGAGAGGTGAGCTTCCTCGAGGCAGAGAGGGAAGAGAGCGAGGCGACTATCGAAAACCTTCGGGCACGCCTCGAGGTGACCAGAAAGGCGCGGGCAAAGGCCGAGCTCCGGACGCTCATCGTTCTCTGCGCGGCGCTCGCCGAGCTCAGTGCAATCGCGCTGCTGATCGGCATGAGCCTGTGAGGTGGGCGAGATGAAAGACATTGTTTTTCAGCTGGGAACGCCGCACGCGAATGAATTCGTGCGCTTTGCACGCGCGTTCATCGACCAGAAGAACCCGCGCAGACCGGTGTGCACGATGGCGTACGGCAGAATCGACGACCGGATACTCTATGTACGCGGCACAGACGGAAACCGAGCCTTTGAGCTCACATTGCCGCTGCTCTCGGCTTCCGTAGAGCATGGGGAGTTTCTCTTAAGCCCGCCCGGGGGCCTCTTCGACAAGCGCTCCGCTTATGTGGAGGTGACTGCGGGAGCGGATGCCACGACCTACCGGAGCTTAAACGACAGCATTACGCTCTCGGTCGAGAAGGGCAATTACCCGAATCTTGACGGTGTCTGGGAGCTCAAACCCGGGGATAAGGCGGGCGAGAGACTCGAGACCTGTTTTTCTCCGAGCCTTCTCGCAAGCTCATTAAAAGCCTTTGACCAGAAGATTCCGGTGAGGATGACCTTTACAACCGACCGCGCGCCGGTCCTGATTACGCAGGGCAGCGCCAAGGCAGTCGTGCTGCCGGTCAGAGATGCCGCGACATGAGACACGCATGGGATGAGCACCTCAAGGAGCTCGACAAGCTCCTTGAGGCCGTCGCAGAGCACCGCGAAATGATTGTATGCGTCGGGGAGCGATTCGCAAGCGGAGAGGATGAAGAAGAGCAGGTGGCCGCAAGGCTTGTCGGTCTCTCGCTGAAATCAGTGAGAGACGCCTGCGGGGAGTATCTCCGGAATGTACCGGAGTAAGGAGGGACAAATGGACAAGTTAGTATTTTTGGAGGATGTGAGAGACATCGTCGAAGAGCGGGAAGAGCAGCACGGCTCTCCGAAAGAAATTTTTGAGACCATCGCAATTTTCTGGAGCGACTACCTGTATCGCGCTCATGGCTGTGAGGTAGATCTCTCCGGCATGGATGTGGCGCTCATGATGGTTCAATTCAAAATCGCGCGGGTTATCGCAAATCCGGGGAAAGCGCTTGACAGCCTCATGGACATCGCAGGCTATGCAGCATGCGCAGCCGAGCTCGGCGGACTGGCCAAGGAGTAAGCCATGGCATTCGGAGAGAAGCTGAAAGTGCTGATGCGCGAGCTCGACCTTACGCAGTCCGAGCTGTCGGCGCTTACCGGAGTCGGGAAATCCTCTATCAGTCAGTACCTCTCCGGTAAAAATGAGCCCGCGAAAGAGCGTAAGCGCGAATTTGCCCGCGCCCTCGGTGTGCAGGACGACTACTTCGAGCAGTTTGCACCGATTGCGGAGATAAGGCCGAATGACGCGGTAAATGTGCCGGTCGACCTCATCGCGCGGCTCATGGGTAAATCGAAGGCTTTTGTCACACAAGGGCTTCAAGACGGCGTTTTTCCTTGGGGTTACGCCGTGAAGTTAAAGCAATGGAGCTATTTCGTCAGCGCGGTGAAATTCACAGAGCTGACCGGAATTGAAATACCGATGAATAAGGAGGAATAAGCATGAAGATTACAGTCACATTTGATTCCCTCGACGAATTCGAGGCTTTTAAGGGCACGGCGGTAGTCGCCCCTCAGAGCGCGCAGAAGCCCGTAGAAGAGCGGGAGGCGCCGAAGGCAAAGAAGTCTGCACCGAAGGAAGAAATGCCTTGGAAAGAGGCATCTACGGAGGCAGAGGTACCGAAGAAAGCGGCTGCACCGGCAGTCACCGAGGATTTCCGGGTTGAGGTCCGCAAGACGCTTGCACAGCTCAACAAAAAGACCGGAGGAAATGAAGCGAAGGAGCTTATTAAAGGCTTTGGCTGCTCCAAGCTCACCGAGGTGAAGCTTGAGGACTTACCGGCGCTCATGGAAAAGGCGCAGGCGGCTCTCAATGCCGAGTAATCACGCAAGGCTCTCGCCGAGCGGCGCCAAGAGGTGGATTAACTGCCCTGCCTCAATCGCGCTGAGCGCAGGGCTTCCGGAGCCGCCCGAGAGCCCCTACGCTGCCGAGGGCACGCTGGCGCATGCGGTCGCAGAGTCAAAGCTCCGGATGCTTTCCGGAGAGATTACACCGGCGCAGCATGAAAGGCAGATGAAGGATCTCCGGAAAAGCGAGTACTGGTGCGGCGAGATGGACGAAGCGACCGATTTCTATGCGGATACGGTCATGGAGCGGCTTGCAGCATCGGGCGACGATGCAGAGCTCATGGTAGAGCAGCAGCTCGACCTGAATGCCTGGGTTCCGGAATCCTTCGGCACAAGCGACGCTGTCATCATCGGCGGCAGCACAATCGAGGTTATCGACCTCAAATACGGGAAGGGCGTGAAGGTTGACGCGCCGGGCAATCCGCAACTTAGGCTTTATGCGCTCGGCGCGGCGGCGCTCTTCGGAGACATCTACGATTTCGACACTGCGCGCTATACCATCATCCAGCCGCGCCTCAGTCATATCAGCACCGAAGAGCTTCCGCTTGAGGACCTCTTACGCTGGGGAGAGACCGAGGTAGCACCGCGAGCCAAGGAGGCCTTTGAGGGCTCGGAGCACGTATCCTGCGGAGACTGGTGCCGCTGGTGCCCGGTAAGCGTACGCTGCCGAGCGCTTGCAGAGTACAACCTATCGGTCGCGAAAGACGAATTCAAAAACCCTGCGCTGCTCACCGATGAGGAGATTGGCGAAATCTTAGGGCGCGCCGGAGAGCTCAAAACGTGGGTCGATGCAGTGCAGGCGTGGACGCTTGACCAGGCGCTTAAGGGCCGGCACTTCGACGGCTGGAAGCTTGTCGAAGGTCGGTCTGTCAGGCAGTTCGCGGACACCTTAAAGGTCGCCGAGGCTCTCAAGGCGGCAGGATTTGACGAAGCGATGCTCTACGAGCGGAAGCTCTACGGCATCACAGCAATGGAGAAACTTGTGGGCAAGAAAAAGCTTACAGAGACACTCGGCGGGCTCATCGTAAAGCCTGCGGGAAAACCGGTCTTAGTGCCGGAGAGTGACAAGAGAGACGCTATTAATTCGGCAGCAGCCGATTTTGAAAAGGAGATTTAAGTATGAGTACAAAGGTTGTCACAGGTTTGGTTCGTTTCAGTTATGTAAACATTTTCAACAGCCGTTCTTTCCAGGCAGGACAGGATGCGAAATACAGCATCTGCCTGCTCATCCCGAAGAAGGACAAAGAGCTGGTGAAGAAATTGAAGGCAGCGATCGACGAGGCTGTGCAGGAGGGCATTGCCTCCAAGTGGGGCGGCAAGAAGCCTGCGAGCCTTAAGCTTCCGCTCCGCGACGGTGATGAGGAGAGAGCAGCAGAGGCTCCGGAGTACGAGCGCATGTATTTCCTCAATGCGAACAGCACGAAAAAGCCGGGAATCGTCGACAAAGATCTGAACGAAATCCTCGACCCCGAAGAGGTCTACTCCGGCTGCTGGGGTCGCGCGTCCATCAATTTCTACGCCTTCAACACAAACGGCAACCGCGGCGTCGGCGTCGGCCTCAACAACATCCAGAAAATCAAAGACGACGAAGCGCTTGGCGGCGCACGCGCTTCGGCAGAGACCGATTTCGGCGACGACTTCGAGGTCGATGAGGACGACGATTTCTAAAGAGAGGAGCTGCATATGCGCAGAGTGATGGGCGTCGACATCGAGACGTATAGCTCTGTGGATCTCATCAAGTCCGGCGTCTACAGGTACGTGGAGGCGCCGGACTTTGATGTACTACTGATCGGCTATAGCTACGACGATGAAGACGAAGTGCATGTAATCGACACGATGTCAATCGACAGGGACACAGACGAAGAGCTCCGCGAGTTCTGCGAGGCGCTCACGGATCCCGATATTCTAAAGACCGCCTACAACGCAAATTTCGAGCGCACCTGTCTTGCGCGATGGCTTAGGGAGCCTATGCCGCCCGAGCAATGGCAGTGCACGATGATTAAAGCGCTGACACTCGGCCTGCCGGGCAGTCTCGCAAGCTCCGGAGCGGCGCTCGGCCTGCCGGAAGACAAGCTCAAGGACCCGCAGGGTAAAGCGCTCATTCAGTACTTCTCAAAGCCTTGCAAGCCCACACGGGCGAACGGCGGCAGAGAGCGTAACTTTCCCACGCATGATCCGGAGAAGTGGAAGCTTTATATCGAGTATAACCGGCAGGACGTGGTCTCAGAGACGGAAATCCGGAAACGGCTCGCCGTGTACAAAACGCCGGAGAATGAGCAGGCGCTTTGGGAGCTCGACCAGCGCATGAACGACCGCGGCGTGCGCCTCGACCGCAGCATGATTGACAGGATTGTCGACTACGACGCCGAGCGGCGGAAGGAGCTTCTCGCGGAGGCGCAGGAGCTTACAGGGCTCGGGAATCCAAATAGCCTTACGCAGCTAAAACGCTGGCTCGCAGAGCAGAATGTCGGTATGACCAGCGTCACGAAAGACACGATAGAAGAGGTGCTTAAAAACCGCAGCCTTCCCGCCAATGTGCGGCGCGTGCTCGAAATCCGGACAGCGCTCGGCAAGACCAGTGTCGCGAAATACAGCACGATGCTTGCAGCAGTGTGCGCAGACGACCGCCTCCGCGGAATCCTCCAGTTCTACGGAGCGAACCGCTCAGGCCGCTGGGCAGGACGGCTTGTGCAGACGCATAACCTCGCGAGAAACAGCTTGCCGGACCTTGCCCTTGCGAGAGAGCTTGCGGCAGCGGGAGATTTCGACACAATGCAAACGCTCTTCGGAGAAACCGCTTTTGTCTTTTCGGAGCTTGTCCGGACGGCCTTTGTGCCGTCTGAGGGCTGCCGCTTTGTGGTCTCCGATTTCTCTGCCATTGAGGCGCGTGTCATCAGCTGGCTCAGCGGAGAGGAGTGGCGGCTGGAGGCCTTCCGAGAGGGCAAGGACATCTACTGCGAGACCGCGAGTCAAATGTACCACGTGCCGGTCGTGAAGCACGGCGTGAATGCCGAGCTTCGGCAAAAAGGTAAGGTGGCGGAATTGGCCTGCGGTTTCCAGGGCGGTGTTGGCGCGATGAAGCGCATGGACAAAAGCGGCGCAATTCCGGAGGAGGAGCTGCAGAGTATCGTCGATGCCTGGCGCGCCGCAAATCCTAAAATCCCAAAGCTTTGGCGAAATTGCGAGCTTGCAGCAAAGACCGCAATCAGAGAGCACCGGACAGTGCGGCTTGCGCACGGAATCGCTTTCAGCTATATCAACGGCAACCTTTTTGTAAAACTTCCGGGCGGCCGGAAGCTCTGCTACTGGAGTACGCGGCTAAAAATGGATCCGCGCGACGGCAGAGAGCACATCACCTACATGGGCGTAAACCAGGAGACAAAAGCCTGGGGAGAGACAGAGACCTACGGCGGAAAGCTGGTAGAGAATATCGTCCAGGCTACTGCGCGGGACTGTCTGGCGGTCGCTATGACACGCGTCAGCGCGCTTGGGTACAAAATTGTCATGCACGTGCACGACGAAATGATTGTCGATGTGCCGTGTGAAGACACCGAGGCCGCCGCGGTGATTAATGGCATCATGGGACAAGACATCGACTGGGCTCCGGGGCTGCCGCTTAAGGGCGACACCTACGAGACAGATTTCTACAAGAAAGATTGATGGGGGGGGGATTTGATGGAAAATGACGGCAAAATCCTGATTTCCATAGGCAAGAGCCGCTTTGAGACGGCATGGAAGAATAAAGAAGTGCTCTGGTCGGAGCTCTTAAAGCGGCTCTCTACGTCCGTGACTACGCCCGAGACCCACGCCGAGTATATGAAGCTTCCGAAGAGCGAGCAGGACAGAATCAAGGACATCGGCGGCTTTGTCGGCGGGCACTTAAAAGACGGACGTAGAAAGACCGGAGCCGTGGCAGCCCGTCAGATCCTCACGCTCGACCTCGACTTCCCTCCGGCTGACCTCTGGAAAAGCCTTATGGACAATCTGGACCTCGACTGCGCCATGGCGATCTACTCGACGCATAAGCACACGCCGGACAAGCCGCGGCTTAGGCTCATTATGCCCTTGTCCCGTGCGGTGACTCCGGATGAGTACGAGGCTATCGCGCGGAAAATCGCAGAAAAAATCGGCATCGACTACTTCGATGATTCGACCTTCCAGCCTGCGCGGCTCATGTACTGGCCGAGTAATAGCGCGGATGTAAAGCCGGAGTTTCGCTCCTATGACGCACCTTTTCTTAATGCCGATGAGGTCTTAGCCGAGTATCCGGACTGGATGGACACGAGCTATTGGCCAGAGTCCTCACGGATGACCGGTCTCCGGAAAAAGCAGGCGGACAAGCAAGGCGACCCGACAGCCAAAAAAGGCATCGTCGGCGCATTCTGCCGGACATACACAATTCCGGAGGCTATCGCGAAATTCCTGCCCGAGGTATACACAGAGACCGCACGCCCCGGCCGCTACACCTATGCTGCAGGCACGACAGCCTCCGGCCTTGTGGTCTACGACGGCGATCTTTTCGCCTACTCGAATCACTCGACCGACCCCGCGAGCGGGCAGCTCTGCAATGCCTTCGACCTGGTGCGCATTCATAAATTCGGCGACCTCGATGAAGGATATGAGGGGAAGAGCGGCAAGGACCTGAAAAGCTATAAAGCGATGGCAGAGTTCGCTGCGGCAGACCCCGACACGGTGTCTACACTTGACCAGGACCATAAAGAAAGCGCCGTGCTCGATTTCGGAGACGAGACTGCAGCAGCGCCGGATGAGGACTGGACAAAAAAGCTGCTCCGGAATGAAAACGGCGATATTCGGCCGGTAATCACAAATGCGTCGCTCATTCTCGAGAACGCCCCTGAATTGCAGGGCATCCGCTTTAATGAGCTGACAGGCGCAATCGAAATTCAAGGAAAACTGCCATGGAAACACCCGAACAAATTCTGGCGCGATGCGGATGAGGCGCAGCTTTATATCTACCTTGCTGACACCTACCGCGTACAATTTCCGGAAAACAAATTCGTGAAAGCGCTTACGCGCGCAGTCGACGGCCGGCGCTTTAATCCGCTTAGAGACTATCTCAAGAGCTTGCCCGAATGGGATGGCACACCGAGAGTCGATTCGCTTTTAATCGATTACCTCGGCGCGGAAGACACGCCATACACGCGCGCGGTCACGCGGAAGACGCTGATCGGCGCGGTCCATCGTGTGTGGGAGCCGGGCTGTAAATTCGACACTGTGCTGGTCCTTGATGGGAAGCCCGGAATCGGAAAGAGCACCCTGCTTAGAAAACTCGGCGGCAAGTGGTTCAGCGACTCTTTAAGCCTGGCAGACACGAGAGACAAGACCGCAGCCGAGAAGCTGCAGGGTGTCTGGATCATGGAAATCGGCGAGATGCAGGGCACGAGAAAGGCCGACGTCGACATCATGAAGGGCTTTATCAGCCGGCAGGTGGACGAGTACCGAGCGGCCTACGGGCGCGTAGTCGAGAGACACCCGCGCACGGCGATTATATGCGGCACAACGAATTCGACGACAGGCTTTTTGCGAGACACGACCGGTAACCGGCGCTTTTGGCCGGTCACGGTAAACGGCGGCGGAAAGCTCTCTATCTGGGATATGACAGAGGAAGTGCGTTCGCAGATATGGGCTGAGGCTGTGCAGTATGCGACGGACGGAGAGGATAGCTTCCTCGATGCTGAAATGGAAAAGGAAGCCGCGAAAGCGCAGCAGGCAGCGCTTGAGTACGATGACCGCGAGGGTGAGGTTATTGATTACCTCGAGACGCTTTTACCCGAGGACTGGTACAGCTGGGACATTGATAAGCGTTGCGACTATTTCCGGCAGCGGGATGTACTGTCACCGAAGCAGCAGGAAGGAACAATGCAGCGGACGCGGGTCTGCGCGAAGGAGATTTTTGTGGAGTGCTTCGGCCGGCCTAAAAATGCCTGGAAGAAGCAAGACGGGTATGAGATTGCCGCCATTATGGCGCGGCTATCCGGATGGGAGAGAACCGGAGAGGTTGAAAAGGTCCCTGGCTATGGCGCGCAGCGCCCGTATGCGAAGCGGACAGATGGCTGAGAGAGGGGTGCAGCTTAGCGTTACAAGTGCCGGTTACAACTGGTTACAAGTCAAAGTTGTAACCAAAAATGCAATAGGGTTGCAAGTTGAAAAAGTTACAACTCCAACTTGTAACCACACTTGTAACCGAGTTGTAACCGCCCGCGAGCCCGCATAAATAAAGGCTTTGCGGGGAAAAAGTTACAAGGTTACAACTTTTTCCTATACACAACTTATATTTACCTAAAATACGCGAAAAAGCGCCCGCGTGGACGCATATACGCGCGTATATAGAAAAATGATGACTTGTAACCCGAGTTGTTGTTGGGAGGGATATGCGAGAGAGAGAAATTGAAAAATGGCTGCGAGAGCAGATTAAGAATCTGGGAGGCAGAGCGCTCAAATTTACGAGCCCCGGAAATGATGGCGTGCCCGACCGTATTGTTTTTCTTCCGGGCGGCAGGGTTTATCTGGTAGAGCTGAAAGCGCAAAAGGGCCGGCTTTCGCCTATCCAGGTATGGCAGCAGAAAAGCCTTCGGGCCCTTGGTGTAGATGTCCGGACAGTCACCGGACGCGCCGAGGCCGAAGCATTTATACGAGAACTGAGGGGAGGTGATGCCAAATGAAGTTCATCCCGCACGACTACCAGAAGCGCGCAATCGCGCTGACAGTCAAAAAGCCGAATATCGGCCTTCTGCTGGAGATGGGTCTTGGCAAGACCGTCATCACGATGACCGCTATCCAAGAGCTCATGTATGACTGCTTCGATGTGTCCCGTGTCCTGATCATCGCGCCGAAGCGCGTCGCGGAAGACACATGGACCAGAGAGCACGAGAAATGGGACCACCTAAAGGGTCTCCGGATCTCAAAAGTCCTCGGCACTGAGCAGCAGCGCCTAAGCGCGCTGGCAGCGGATGCTGATATCTATGTGATCGGCCGGGATAATGTGAAATGGCTTGTCGAGACCTACCGGCAGCGCAAAAAATGGCCTTTTGACATGATAGTGGTCGATGAGCTATCGAGTTTTAAGAACCCGCAGGCGCAGCGCTTCCGGGCTCTCCGGAAAGTGCTGCCGCACACAAAGCGCGTGGTCGGCCTCACCGGCACGCCGTCGCCGAATGGGCTCATGGACTTATGGGCTGAGATTTACCTTCTCGATAGGGGCGAGCGCCTCGGCGGGACGATCGGCGCATACCGCGAGACCTATTTCCGGCCGGGAGCGCGGAACGGCTACACCACGTACAAGTGGGAGCCGATACGCGGAGCGCAGGAGACTATCGAGAAGAAAATCAGCGATATCTGCATCAGCATGAGCGCCGCGGATTACCTGAAGCTTCCGAAGCGGATTGACAATGTAATCCCCGTGAAGCTTTCTGCCTCCGAGATGGCAGCATATAAGCGCATGGAGGAAGAGCAGCTTCTCCGGATAGACGATGAGGACATTGCAGCACTCAATGCGGCGGCGGTCATGGGAAAGCTTTTACAGATTGCGAACGGCAGCGTCTACAGTGTGGACAGCGTACCGGTGAAAATCCACGAGGCGAAGCTCGACGCGCTGTCGGAGATTGTCGACACGACCGATAGCCCCGTACTGGTCTTTTATAGCTACAAGCACGACCTCTCCGCTATCCAGGGAAAAATTCCGGAAGCGCGGACGCTGGAGACTGAAAAAGACATTGCCGATTGGAATGCCGGAAAGATAAAAGTCCTGCTTGCGCATCCGGCAAGCGTCGGCTACGGCCTCAATCTTCAAGAGGGCGGGCACACAATCGTCTGGTACGGGCTCACATGGAGCCTTGAGCTATATCAGCAGGCGAATGCGAGACTACACCGGCAAGGACAGGAAAAGCCGGTAATCATACACCACCTCATTGCCACCGGCACAGTCGATGAACAGGTAATGAGGGCTTTACAGAGTAAGGACGTCACGCAAGCGTCCCTCATGAGGGCGCTGAAAGAAAGGAGAGAGCATGGAGGAGCTGAGGCTCAAAATCGAGGATGATGAATGCAGTATGATTTTTGACCTGGACGAATTTCTGCCGTGTAAGGTGGCGCGCTTTAAGCGTTTCCTGAGGCTCATCGACAAGGCAGAGTTTCATAGCCGTCCGAGGCTTTTCGAGCAGCTGAGTGAGCATCTTGCACGCCGTGAAGCAGAGTACACGGAGCTCTGGAAGCTTGCGAGTAGGCGATGCATCGACTATCAGACCGAAGCAAACGAGGCGAAGCGGATGGCGGAGACCGGCAAGCGCCCGTCCGGAGCTACACTTAGTCCGGAAGAGCTTAAAAGAGTGAAGGTCTCCGCAAAAGAGCTTTCAGCGAGCTATAAAAAGACGCTCCGGTGCGTGAAGCAGACGAAAGCAAATAAAGAGCTTTGCGAGGAGAATCTGAAGCTTCTTCGAGAGGAGGGAAAGAGATGGATGTAAAAGCTTACTTGCAGCGACTCCAGCTGCTGGACACTGTGATCAATCAAAAGCTCCGAGAGCTGGAGTCGCTTAAAGCCCTCTCCACCTGTGTCGCGGGTTTCGATACCTCAAGAGAGCGGGTACAGTCGAGCGGCTCCGGAGAGGCGGCCTTTGTGACACCGGTTCTCCGGATAATCGCCCTTGAGCAGGAAATCAATGCGGAGATCGACACCTTCGTCGATGAGAAGCACAGCACCATTCGGCTGATCCAGAAGCTTGATAATCCGCTACAAATGGATGTATTATACAGGCGGTATGTCGAGTATCAGAGCTTCGAGCGGATAGCGGCAGAGATGAATATCGCGCCGCAGCACGCTTTTGTACTACACAGAAAGGGGCTTAAGGCACTTGAGCAATATGCAATTATGCAGTAAAAATGTATATAGTAAATGTTAGTAAAAACATAGTGAATGTTATATGTCAACTGTGTTATAGTGTAGGGTGAAGAAGGTGACGGAACTCCGTCGCCTTTTTTATTTCCCGGCGGGATTCTCCTAGCCTGGTCTCGGGATGGACAGGCGACCTCCTGCCCGCCGGGGATTTTTTTTATTTCAGAGAAAGGAGCTTGCGATGGCAAAATTAACAGAACGACAGCGTAGATTCTGCGAGGAATATCTGATTGACGGCAATGCGGCGCAGGCGGCTATCCGCGCAGGGTACTCGAAGCGGAGCGCTACGGTGGTAAGCACCACCCTCATGAAAAACCCTCGGGTACAAGCGCACCTGAAAGCGCTATTGGATGAGCTGCATTCCGCAAAGGTTGCGGACGCGCAAGAGGTTTTAGAGTATCTCACCTCTATCATGCGCGGTGAGCAGAGAGAGCAGACGCTGCAGCTGATCGGCGACGGCATGCAGGATATCACAGCGATTGACGTAGCCGCGAAGGACCGGCTGAAAGCCGCCGAGCTTCTCGGCAAGCGATACGGAATTTTCAAAGAAAATGTTGGCGTCACCATGGACGCCGTGGTCATCGTGGATGACCTGAAAGAGTAGGAGGCAGCATGAATTCATATCAGGCAGGACAGAAACTCCTGTGCGGCGGATACACGGCCTATACGCCTGAGGGCAAGGCCTATTTCGTCCGCGCAGGAAGATACTATAAAGACCCGCTCCAGGGCGATGTCGTGTACTTTTTCAGCAAGGCAAAAAACCGCGTTGCGCATGTGGGTCTTGTGACCAAGGTCGAGCGGATCGCCTTTGGGAAAATCCGAATCACGACGGTGGAGGGAAACACCGCTGCGGGTAAATATTTTTCGCGCGACGGCGGGTGTGTGGCGCTGAAAACCTATGTTTTTTCACCTTCTGAGGTCGGCAACGGCCACCTCATCGACGGCTTCGGCCGCCCGCGTTACGGCGCAGACACCTGCACAGCCGAAGAGCTGATTGCGGTGGCTCTTGGAGAGGTGGGGTACGTCGAAAAGGCAAGCAATGCACAGCTGGAGAGCAAGACTGGTAATCCGGGCGATGCAAACTATACGAAATACGGCGCGTGGTACGGCATGAACGGGGCGTATTGGTGCGCGGAGTTTACATCCTGGTGCGCGTATACGGCGTGCGCAAAGCACAGGGAAAGCGCCCACACCGGCTGGCAGCAGAAAGGCAGCGCGTGGCAGTACATCGACGAAAACGGCACGCTTGTCGCCGGTCGGTGGAAGTACATCGGCGGCCGGTGGTACGTCTTCGACAACGCGGGAAACCTTATTCGTGACACATGGTTTCAGGATGCAGCGGGCTGGTACTACCTCGCCGGAGACGGCGGTATGCTCTCCGGGCAGTGGCTTGAGTACCAGGGCGCGCAGTACTACCTCACGAAGACCGGTCTCATGGCGAAGGACGCGTATGTGCGCGGGTCGCAGCCGTCGGTCGGCGGCGCGCCGTATTACTACTATGTGGGATCGGACGGCCATTGGGACGCAACAAAAGACACAGAGAATCCGGACACCGGAGCGGACATCGCAGTATGACCGCTCTTTTTTATTGCATGAAAGGAGGCGGTGCCCCTGACGCGATTATCTTTGCAGGAGCTTGTGGGCACAGGCTACGCGGATTTTTGGAAGACAAAAAAGCGTTACCGTGTATGCAAAGGGTCCCGTGGATCCAAGAAAAGCAAGACGGCGGCGCTTAATCTAATTTTCCGGCTTTTCCAGTATCCGGAAAGCAACGCTCTTTGCGTGCGCCGGTACTCAAATACGTTGCGCGATTCGGTCTTCTCTGACCTCAAGTGGGCGATTCACCGCCTCGGCGTAGACGCGTATTTCGATTGCACGGTATCGCCGATGCAGATTACGCGCCGCTCCACGGGGCAGAAAATCCTTTTTCGCGGACTGGATGACGGCCTGAAAATCACATCGATTTCGGTCGACTACGGAGTTCTCTGTTGGGTTTGGGTAGAGGAAAGTTTTGAGCTCGCGAACGAAGACGATTTCAACAAACTTGACATGTCAATCCGCGGCGAGGTGCCGGACGGGTACTTTAAGCAGATCACGCTGACCTTTAACCCCTGGAGTGCTACAAGCTGGCTTAAAAAGCGGTTCTTCGACACACCGGACGATGAGGTTTTCACGAAAACCACAACCTGGAAGTGCAATGAGTGGCTGGATGAAGCCGACCGCGCGATTTTCCGGAAGATGAAGGAACAGAATCCGCGGCGCTACCGCATCGAGGGTGACGGCGATTGGGGTATCGCGGAAGGCCTGATTTACACGAATGTCGTGTACGAGGATTTCGACATTGACGCGCTGCGGGCAAAGCCCGGCATGAAATCAGCGTTCAATCTGGACTTTGGTTTTACGGACCCGAACGCTTTTGTGTGCGAGCTGGTCGATGACGCGGAGAAGAAAATTTATGTTTTCGATGAGTGGTACCGCTCCGGAGCGACGAATCAGGAAATTGCAAAGGCAATTATCGAAAAGGGCTACGGCGGACAGCGTATCGTCTGCGACCGCGCGGAGCGCCACCCCCGACCGGAACTGCGCCAGCGGGGC